TTGAATCTTCAATAGATTTATTCTACGTTATAGCCGATTCTGAAGGGTTGATACTGACAAGTAATGAACTTTTCAAAGAATATAGCAGCCATATCAAGCCAAAGAACATCCTCGACATTGCATCCAACGACAGTGATCGGGATGATTTCTTGGCAACTATTAACAGATCCAAATCAAGACCACCAGATCCTCAACGGGTTTATGTGCGTTCTAAGCAGAAGATCGGCAGCGAGCGTTACAATATGTGGAATGTTTACTACATCTTGGATTCCCTTCACTTCATCGGCATCCCTTGCGTGGATGTTACGAGCATCACTGCCCACGAACACGAACGGCAGAAAGTGCTGATTGAGGAGTTCCGCTTTATGATCTCGCACGAACTACGCCAGCCATTGACTTCCATCGGTGGCTTGGTCGATATGCTGATGGAGCATAAGGAAGCAACGGAATCAGAACGATCTGCGATAATGGAGATGATTGCCGACAGCGTTAAGAAACTTGATGAATCAATTAGGTTGCTTGTCAAGAAGTTGACTCGCCAAATTTAACTACATTTGGGTATGCTTGAATCGGTTAATACTTTGCCTCTAAGTGATCAGGAATGTGATGATAGACTTGTTAGAGTGTTAGCCAGTTATGTAAGAGAGAAAGAGATGCCATTCTCAGTGGTGGTGAATATCCTCAATGATAATCTTCGGGATAAGGCAAGTAGCTTTATGCGATTAAATCAAATCATTCAACTCCTGCACAATGAAGCCATCTAACACTCACCTGATCGTATCGCTTTCAATCATCACTATTCTGGTCCTGATGCTGGGGCGTAGTTGTGCAACCATCAAAGAACTAAAGGGCGATAAGCAATATCTAATTGAGGAGAATCAAATCTTTACCAAAAGGATAACCGATGATTCGCTGATCATCTTTACTCAGGCATTGCAGATCAATCAATCTGAACGGGCTGTGGATGCGTTAAAGGAGAAGATGGAGATGGCAGAAGTCAGCCAAGCTATTGAGTATAAGACTAAGACAGTGTACAAAACAGAGTTTAAGGTGGGCGATGTGGTGTATGTCGATAGCTTTCCGCATCTTAAACTTCCAAGAACCTTTCACAAGATAGAAAGATGGTTGGAGATAGGAGGACGAATTAACCGCTTAGGCTTCATTCAGATCGATTCTTTAATCATTCCTGCATCTTATACCGTTGCGATCGGAGATACGCTGCGAGAGGGCTTTATTTCAAAGATTCTAAAAAGGACAGATCCCGTAGTGCGGATCGGTGTCGATAATCCAAACATCAACTTGACCGGTATGCGTAACGTAGTGGTTAGGCAAGACAAAAAGTGGTATCAGACCACAGCAGCCAAGATCGGATTCGGAGCATTGCTCGGAATTACGGCAGTTAAATTGGCAACTCCATAAAAATATATTGAAATTAATTTATTTGATTATCAGCGAGTTATGTAAATTCACGCTGGTAGTTTGTTATTTTGTTTGTTTGTGTATTGCAGAATCAAAATAAGGTTCTACATTTGTCAAACCAAAACGAACAATTCAAACCAATTCAAGCCATGACAACTTACAAATCACATTTATTCGCAAGCCTCGGTAACAACAAGTTACACCCTTCAAGAATGCAATGTGGCAGACACATCTTCAGAAATGCTAAAGGCACGCACGTAGTTAAGACAGCAGAGTTCATTAAGAACTACTTAGAAGATGAATCAATGGTTTGCAGTAAGTGCTTAGAATGGGCAAAAGCAAACGGCAAAATTAACTAAACTTAATCGGGCAGCTAACCACTGCCCATATTTTCCCACCCTTAACAACTTAAAAACAATGACGGCAAAAACACTATTTCGCAACATCGAATCAACCGAGTTCTTTCACTACGATCATTTAGCAGGGACGCTCACAATCGTAATCAATGACGGATGCAGAAAAGGTCTAATGACCAGATGCGACAGCAACGCATCAGCACTTCCAAGACAATTCCACAAGGAGTTAACCTATGGTGTGCCTGCCGATATTAGGCTGTTTGAATCTTGCTCGATTGAGGAGTATCATCAAGCCTACTGTGCAGCAGTTGACACTATGCACGAATCAGTTATCGAATCTTTACAAGCGTAACTTAAACCCTTTAATATTTCAGAAATGAAAGCACCAATTAACAGCGGATCATCCGCATCAAAACAACTTGCACCCGAAGGCACTCACATCGGCAGATGCTATCAGATCATCGACAAAGGAACTACCTTCGATGAGAAGTGGCAGAATCGCAAGCGCAAGATTCAATTTATGTTTGAACTGCCGATGGAGTTGGCAGTGTTCAACGAGGAGAAAGGCGAGCAGCCATTCTATGTAAAGACAGTATTCAACCTCAGTATGGGCGAGAAGTCATCACTTAGAAAGTTCATTGAATCTTGGTTCGGCAAGAAGATGACTGACAAGCAAGCAGCAGACTTCGACATCTTTAATCTGATCTCAATGCCTTGTATGCTCAACATCGTTCACAATGGCAAGGAGGATCGCACTTATGCAAACATTATGAGCATTGCACCAATGCCCAAAGGAATGCAATGTCCTCCAGCGATTAACGCTCCAATGTGCTACGATACGACTGAACACGATGATATGGTGTTCTCATTGCTGCCAGACTTTATGCAGGATGATATTAAGAAATCAGATGAGTGGTTGCAGCGCATCAGTCAGGAATCAACCAAGTGGACAAAGCCACAGCAGGCTTCACCGTTTGATGATGGCGCAGATGATCTTGATGATCTATTCAATACCTCTAAAGATAAATTCCCTTTTTAACTTAAACAACAAATCGGCAGGGCGAACGAACTCCCTGCCGATTCCTAACCTAAATAAACATGAACAGCATTGCAAAGATAAGCATTCCCGTTGAGAAGATTTACCAATCGATAAACTCAACCGAGATATTAAACGCACAGGCACTCATTGAACGCAACAGCGTGGCAGGAGAAGCTAACAGCGTTAAGAACGTGAGCGAGTACAACAGTATGGCAGCAGCCATCAAGCAAGTGAATGATGCCATCAAGATCGTTGAGTCAGCACGTAAGGAAATCACTGCGCCAGTTGATCACTTCAAGAAGGAATTGATCAGCCTCGAAAAGCAGACCACAGATCCACTGAGCCAATTCATTACATCAGCTAAAGCCAAGATGCTGGAGTACCACGAGCAAGTGGAATTGGAGCATAAGCAAGCACAGCAGAAGATCATTCAGGAATCGATGTCATTAAAGAGCCAATTCAAGGAGATGGATGCTCTGGCAAATATGGTGGATGATCTGTATGTATCATCAGTCGATATGCCAAAGACTAAGAACATCAGAACAGTCTATAAGGCAGAAGTCGATGGCGATGTTGATTGGTTAAAGATCATAAATGTCTTATTCGCCACAAATCACTTGCGCCAAGAGGATCTACTTAGGCACTTGCCGAAGGCGATGGAGATGGTAGGATTGAAGCACATCGCAGGAATCAATGTAGTAGCAATTAAAACTCAAACAGTTTAACAACTTAATAAAATGAAAGCAGCAAATTCAAACAGCGATTTCAATAATCGCTACAAATGGACACCACTAACACACGATGAACTGGTTGAATTTATCGAAGTAAGACGAAAGAAAACAACCCTAACAAAAACAGGGCTTTCAATCTTGGCAGGATATGCTAAATGCAGCTACGTTCACATCATAAACAAAGCAGCACGCTTCAGCAATAAATCATTCACAGCACTTGCAAAGGCTGTAATTGATGCAGCAGATAAGCAAATTCAAATACAGATGGATGAAATTCCTGAGAAGATCCAAGCACCAGTCAAGATCGAGAAGCCGATATACGGAGTTATGAGCATTCAGCAGATGATTACCAGAATAAAGGCAGATGGATATAAAGTGTTTAAGGTAAGAATAAAAGAAGAATTGGAGGAGGTATAATGACCAGAGAAGAATTTATAAACTATCCTGCAATCTCAGCCAGCAGAATCAAAAGATTCTACACAGGCGATATTAGCTACGCAAAGAATGCCCTCGACAAGGGGGCAAACTTTCACTTCGATCTTTTAGAAACCGAAGTCGATCAGATGAACGGGGCTGCAAAGAATGTCTATGATGCCTTTCAGGAAGTGCCACTTCTGGCAACGATGTTTGAGGAGTCGATCAAGGAGCAAGTGGTAGTTGCTGATGTTGTGATCGGAGGCAAGACCGTTCAAGGCAAGTGTGCCATCGATATGAATTGGGATCAGCAGAAGATCCTTGCAGACATCAAGACTACATCAGCCAAGAGCATTGAGGCATTCGCTGCCGATATGATCAAGCACGCTAATCATATTCAAGCGGTTTGGTATTCTCTGCTGATGGGAACAGATCCAAAGTGCTTTTACTACATTGGCGTTACTCCAAAAGTCAAGAAGTCTGGCAAGTTTGCTGATCTATTTCTTTACCGCCACAATCAGGATGAGATCGACAGCGCAAAGGAGTTGATCATTAACTTCATCGAGCAGTTCGATGGTGATTATACCAAACGATGAGAGCGAAGCACTGTGATGCGGTTATTAGCTTTGTGTTGACTCACTATGCCAATATGCCTACTAAGGACATCGCTAACGCATTAGGATTGACTTGCTGTGCTGTTTATCAGATCGCCAACCTTAGAGGCGTTAAAAAGGATCTTAAATACAAGCGAGATACTTATGGCAATCGACTGATGCAGGCAGGCATCCCGACAAGATTCAAGGCAGGGCAACGGGCTTGGAATAAAGGAATGAAAAAAGCAAAGAATGAAACTACGTAAAAGGCGAGAGTCCGACATCTACATCAGCATATCTAAGTTGATGGCACTGCAACATCCTAACATCGTTTATCGGTTCGACTTCGCAGCAGGGATGAAGATGACCATCGGGCAGGGCAGATTACATAAGTCAATGAATGGCTTTGTCGGCTATCCTGATTTATTTATTGCCTATCCCAATGGCAAGTATTCAGGGCTTTATCTTGAGATCAAGTTAGAAGGAAAGAAGGTGTTTAAGAAGGATGGCAGCCTGCTGATGGATGAACACCTTGAACGGCAGCAGAAGATATTGAAGATGCTTTCCGCTGCTGGCTACTATGCGACCTTCGCAATCGGAATACACGAGAGTCTAATGATCATTGATAAATACATAAAAAACGAACTATGAAAACAACCCTATCTATTCTGATCCTGCTTGCCTCTCTATCAAGTTGTAGAAAGTGCTACGATTGCAGGGTAACAACAACGACCACTGGCTTTGAATCGCAAACGCAAATGACCAGAATAGAAAAGTGCAGAATGACCAACCGAGATGTCAAGGCATTTAAGGTCGGAATGGAAGGCACTACAAGTACAACATTGAATGGCAAAAAAGTAACTGTGAAAACTACGGTTAACTGCTATTAATTTTTTATCTTTGTGGTAGTTCAGAGGTCAGAGCCTGAATGAAAAGAAATTTATCGCCCTATACGGGCTGCGAGGAAAGACAGTTGATTCTGTTGATCCGCTCTGACCGCAGCTTGTATGGGGCTTTTTTATTGCGATGAAAAAATCTTTCCTAATGTATGCCGATGGATATGATACCTTGAAGTATTTATCCGATGAGCAACTTGGTAAACTTACCAGAATGATGTTTGAGTATTTCCTTACTGGCAAATGCTGCGAGCCATCAGATCCAATGTTTTTTATCTTCAATCCAATAAAGATGCAGATGGATCGGGATGTAGATAAATATTCTAAAGTCTTGGAAGTTAGGCGAGAAGCAGGGAAAAAAGGAGGCGAAGCAAAGGCAAGCAAAAGCTACCAAATGCTACCAAATGCTAAGGTTAGCTTAGCAAATGTAGCAGATAAAGATACAGTAACAGTTACAGTAAAAGATACAGAGAAAGTAAAAGGTATAGATAGAGTTATTATTTCTACCGATTCTATCGAATCGAACCCCGTAACGATCCAACCTGATTCAATCCAACTATACACCCCCAATCTTGAAAAGAAAAAAGTTCCGCAAAAAAAGAAAGATCACCGCTTTGCAGATTCGATCTATGCAGATGATCCTGATCTATTCATTGAGCATTGGAATCAAACCGAAACAGCAAGAACTCATCCAGACACCGATCCTCTAAAAGTTTATACAACCTTAAAAACATCATCAGATGCTTCCTCAAAATACACCTACGCAAATTGGATCAGCGCAGCCCAAAATTGGGTTAAGCGAAATCCTGCCGAATACAAGCGAACTTTCACCACAGCAAACGGTCACCAACTCCATCACAACGACCAAGCCATCCTCGACAGAGTTGAGAGGCTTACCAGAAATACTTTCGGAGGCTAACCGAATGGGAATCGAAGCGCAGCCTCATCAGGTGGCGATGCTTCAATACCACAGAGATTTTCCCATCAAGAAGATGGAGGCACAGTTGGCGAGGCGAAAGTTTTACGAAGTGATGACTGTTATCATCCAAGTATATTTTGGTGCTGATAAGAACACGCCAGATTCAGTATTCAGCGAGTGCTATGATCGAATGATTAAAGACTACGGCAACATCAGCATTGAGGAGGTCAGAGAAGCACACGCAGAATCATCTAAGAACGCACTCAAAGCATTTGGGGGGATGTACACAGTCAATATGTTCAGCGAGATAATGTATGCGTGGAAGCAGAAACGAAACAAGATCCTTGCAGCCATTGACAATATCGACAAAGTTAATGAGGTGGATGAGGCTGCGGAATTGGAAAGCAAGAAGCAGCAGTTCACTCAATACTGCAAAGATTGGCTCATCAATGAACTAAAGATCAAATCGGTTAGGCAATGGAGTGAGTTATCGCTTGGCATCTGCCAAGAATTGATCGACTCTGGAACTATCAAGGGCAACCGTCCTGACCTTTGGAAGCAGTCAGCAGATTTAACTTTGAAGCAGTATGAGCAGGATCGCAGCAAAGCATCAGCAGAAAAAGACTTTGCCACGCTGAAGAAGATGAATGCAGCAGTTGAGGCGATTATGGGTGGCATAGTGCCACAGGATGCGTTATCGAGGCGCAAAGCAATCTATGCCCGTTTGCTTGTTTGGGATTATATTCAAAATAATAACTAATCTAAATGCAACAAGAACTATTCACCAATTACATAGACTATTCTCAACAGAAAGTTTTGATAGGTCTTTCGGGAGGCATTAATTCAATGGCTGTATTATGCTGCCTTGCTTTATATCCAGACGAATTGAAGCCTAAAGAACTGCATTTGTTTTACGCTCACTTTTACGAACATTCACCCGACACTTTGCCTTTCGTTATTGCTGGCATTGCCTATGCTGAAACAAAGTTTTCGAATGTGATTTACTCACAAACCAATAACAGCGTTTTAGAATTTTTCAGAGAACAAAAGATGATACCTCACCCAATCATTGCACCTTGCACAAGGATATTGAAGATTGAGCCAATGATGAAGTATGCTAAAGAAAACGGGATCGATGTTGACTTGGTTGGATATGTGAAAGAAGAATCAAGAAGGATTCGTAATATGCATAAAAAGAATCCTGAAACCAAAACAACAAAGGCTTTCCCTATTTCAAACAAGGAGAACGAATGGTGTTTTCAGATTGTAAAAAAACAGATAGGTTGGTATCCGAAAATTTACGACATCAAAAACACCGATGGAAGCAGAACCTTTCCTCATAACAATTGCCTGCCTTGTAAGAATATGCAAAGCAGTGATTTCGATAAAGTAAAAAAGCATTTTCCCGATTATTGGCAAAAAGCGATTGATCTAAGTAATGAACTTGAAAAGCACTGGGGTAGAGATAAGACAGAATTTTACACAAAGTTTGGCAGGGATTCGCTCGGAACAGATACACAGCCTTGTGAAGTTTGTGCATTTGATTAACCTTAAACACATCGAATGAATGACACGCCAACGGAATCACAGAAGAAATTTATTGAAATGCTCCAAACATTGACAGATGAAGAACTGATCTATCACTTCCCAAAACTTGCAGCCAGCAGAAATCGGGAGGGGATCATCAAGGCTCTGGTGTTTGGGGTTGAAAAAAATAAATCAATTAAACAGCAAAACAAATGAACGAACAAAATTTATGCAGCAGATTTGATTCTTCTCAAATGGAATTAATAGGTAAGTTTAAAAAGTTTGAAGAAGAGTTAAACTACTTAGACAAACTTAAACACGATAAAAAAGCAGAACTTATTTCTTGGTCTAACAAAAACAGAACAGATATAAAATTGCTATTTCCTAAAAAAGATAGAATTTATCAGATAATCGATGTAAAAAAATGCGATGACTACAATTGTCGTTATCATTTAGATGATGACACATATTATTTCAAAGTATCAGATACTCGTTTTATTCCATTAAATGACTTTAGATGGGATGTAATTATGCCAACAGTTTTAGGCTTTGTTTTAGATTGCAATTTGAAGCAAATTGCTTCAGATGCCAGAACACATATTACAAACTTGATAGAAGTTAAATCAGTTAAAACTCCTGAATCTTTATCTTATAGATTTACTAAAGTGTATCTTATGATTGATAAAAATACTGGCTATTATAAGATAGGCAGATCAAACAATCCGCTTTATCGTGAGAAAACTTTGCAATCAGAAAAGCCATCAATAGAATTAATCCATCAATTTGATGCAAGAGTTAAAGATGAAAAAGAGTTACATAGTTTGTTTTCAAGTAAAAGGATTAGAGGTGAGTGGTTTGATTTAGCTGGATCAGATATTGCAAAAGTGTTTGATTATTTCAAATAAATTAGATCAACCCACTTGCAATACATAATCAAATAATCACTATCTTTGTGCAATGGAAGTCAGTAAAAAAGCAAGGGGTGGTTACAGGGCTAATGCAGGCACGAAGTCGAAGTATGGAGAGCAGACTGAGAACATCACATTTAGAGTGCCTGCCAGCCATAAGCAAGCCATCAGGGAGATAGTGAAGAAATACCTAATGAACGTAATACAGCAGCAGCACAATGACAAAGTTAATGACCATTCCTTGCGCCATCGAATCGGTGGCAACGAGGCGAGATAAGACCATCAAGATCAGCATCGGCACTCAGGAACTATCCCCAGAGCAGATGACCGAACTTATGAATCATTGGATGGGTGGTGTAGGGGTGATGGCATTCAAGGGCGAGCAGTTCAACTACAATGATGAGCAGCTACTTGAAGCAATGAAGATCGATGCAGCGGAGATGGGCAGCAAGACACCGAGCCAAAGATTAAGAGCAGCCTTGTACGTGCTATTCGAGGCAAACAAGGAAGGACACTCAGATTTTAACAGTTACTATTCGGCAATGATGGAGCGATTCATCGACACCGTTAAGAAGCGCATCGACACCTATTCACAATTCTAACAAGATGAGCAAGCAGACAGCCGTTCAATGGTTACAAGAAGCCATCAGCAAAAAATTAAGCAGTGAAATTAGTCCATACTTTTTGGACTTGTTTGACCAAGCCAAAGAAATGGAGAAGTATCATCTAATAGAAACCTTTAACGAAGGCGCACTTGATGGACTTCAACTTGGAGAACAATACTACACTCATACATTTACCGATCAACCTGAACAATGAAACAGTTAAACAGCAACCAACTTAATCTACTGCTCACCGATGATGAGATGAGCAAACTTAAAGAGATCGGCTACAACGGCAAGGATTGCCTGCGTGCATTCTTACGTGAGGAGTTCGATCTTGAATTTACTACCGAGCCATACTTGGGCAACAGCACTCTGCTCAATGGCATCTTCATCAGGGAGGGCGAGGTAGTATCAGATAACACTTGGCTGCCGAAGGATGAAGCCTATGGGGCAGACACTCCAGAGGAGGCATTTATGATGAGCATAGCAACAGTCATTGAACACTGCATCGACCTTTACAACGATAGCAATGTGATGCCTTTCAAAACTATCAAATATCTTGTCTAATGGATTCTCCCGATTCAAGACCAATGAACGCACAGGAGATCGCACAATGGGCATCTCGCTGTGGATTGAAAGAAGTTGATCAGCTAAAGAAGTTTATTGACCATCACGTAGAATTTGAGATATTAAAACAGCAGCATAATGACAACAAGAATCAGGGCAGGCATCTTCGTTGATGCAATGATGGAGGGCAATTACTTTTACTTCGGTTATCTCAGCCGAGCAAGTTGGGAGTACGATGTAGCGGTGGCGGTAACGCATAAGGATCTTAAGATGTTCATCAATACCAACAAGGTGATTATGCCAACCGACAAGCCTGAGTATAACTTCGGCATCTTAGTCAATTCAGAAGATCGGGATGGTAACGAGATCTATACTACAATGGCATACATCGAAGGTAAACTCAGGAAGTTGGTGATCTATCCATCGCAGTACAAGAAGATGGTTGACATAGGTCATAACCTCAATAGGCTCAGAGAGTCGCAGTTTGTAGATTCTTTAATATCTTTGTAAGTCAATAACATTAAAGCTATGCCATTATTTCAGGGAGATACAGAGCAGATAATTCAGATGAACATCCGCAAGTTAATAAGCGAAGGCTACAATCAAGACCAAGCAGTTGCCATCGCCTATGCTGAAGCAGACAAGTATCGCAAAGCACGAAGCAAATGAAAAAGAAAACTGGCAGACCAACAGACTACACACCTGATCACGATGAGAGAGCATTCAATCTCGCATTGCTTGGGCTTAGTGATGTGCAGATAGCAGCAGCATTTGAGATCTGTGAGGCAACGATCCACAATTGGAAGCACGACCATCCCACCTTTTTAGAGTCATTAATGCGTGGGAAGGAGGATGCAGATGCCAAAGTAGCGAGGTCGATGTATGAGCGAGCATTAGGAGTTACGATAGTGGAGGAGGCAGTAACTAAGGATGGCGAGATCGTTAAACTGCACAAGCAGCTACCATCGGACACAGCAGCAGCGAAGCACTGGCTATCGAATAGGCAGCGAGGCAGATGGAGCAACAACGGTGAAAGCACAATCAACACCACCGAGCCATTGGTGATTCTTTTGACCGATCCAAAAAGTGAATGAGTTATCGTTTATTCGAATCCCAGACTATTGCATTTAGGAAAGTTATCAGTGGCGATTACAGAGTAATTGTTTTCGGAGGGGCAATACGTGGTGGAAAATCTGTTTGGTTGCTGCTTACCCTTTCATATCTTGCACTTAACTATGCAGGCTCTCGATGGGTTATCATCCGCAAGAGTTTGCCCGACTTAAAGAGAACTACCTTTCCAAGTTTTACATCATTAATTAATGATGGGTTAAATGCTTACATCAAGTCTTGGAATCGGGACACCAACGTAGTAACATTCAACAACGGCAGTGAGTTGATCTTTATGGCTGAAAGCTATGATGATGACAAAGAACTCAATCGATTTAGGGGCTTGGAAGTTAATGGTGCAGGGCTGGATGAGGTCAATGAATTGCAAGATCTAACATTCTACAAGGTGCAGGAAAGGATCGGCAGTTGGAATAAGGCACAAGGCAAGCCTCCCATAGTTTGCTTGGCAACTTGCAATCCATCAAATAATTGGGTTAAGGAATTGATATACGATAGATATAGGGAAAATACATTGCCAGAGAAATGGATCTATATTCCATCTTTTATCACTGACAATCCACATATTCCGCAAGAATACATTGAAAGTCTAAATGAACTGCCACCGATCCAATACCAAAGATTCGTTGAGGGCGATTGGGATATTGCCGATGATGTTGCCAACCCGTTCTTGTATGAGTGGAATGATGATAGGCACATCGATGATAGCATTGCACTCAATCCTAACTTGCCTGTGTTCGTGTCAGTCGATTTCAACATTAACCCGTTATGTGCTTTGGTCATCCAGCAAGTGGGCAGAGGTGCGATAGTGGTGGATGAGATCAAGATCGACAAGGGCAGCGTGGATGCGTTCTGCGATGCAGTGGAAGCGTTGAGCATTCCGATGGGCTTGATCAGGATCACAGGCGATGCAATGGGTAAGGGTGGCACAGTGCAGCAGCGAGATAACTCATCTGCCTACACGCAGATCAAGCGGAGGTTGAGGTTATCAGATAGTCAGTTTATGATCCCTGCCAACCCTACGCACTACAACAGCAGGATCGATTGTAACGCAGCACTCAGAAGATTAGACATTCGTGCCAACTCCAAGCGGTGCAAGGGCTTTGTATTCGATGCCAAGCAAGTGCAGTGCGATGCCAATGGAGGGATCATAAAGAGCAACCGAAAAAACATAGCCGAACGTGCAGACTTTTTAGATTGTTTCCGTTACTTTGTAAACGCAATACTAAAGCGATACTTATGAGCGTGTGTTCTCCTTGCTTTGATTCTGGAATAATTGTAGACTACTGTAACGAGGGGATCACCTTCGGGGTAGTGCCTGCCGATTCTACTTATGTGGTGGACATTAAGCACAATGCAACGGGCAAGATACAGACCTTCTATAACAGCGAATCGGATGTTGATGGTATGCTTACCATTGTCGGAGCGAAGATCGATCCACTGCAAGGCTATACGATCAGCCTGAGAGGCTGTGAAGTGTTTACCATCTGCGAGGTTGAATATACTTGCATTACCTTCTCGGTAGTGAATAGCAATGCCGATGCTGAAAATGTTGGAGTGATTAACCTAATCGACTGCATAGAATGTTAAAGAAGATCAAGATGATCCTTCACGGCTGGATGCTGTGGTGCTTCGATACTAAGACAAGCAGAAAGCTATCAAGGAAGCGTATGGTGGAGTGCGTGGTTTGCCCGTACCATCAGAAGCTAACCAACACCTGCAAAGAATGTGGATGCTTCCTTCCTGCCAAGACAAGAGTACCTGATGCCGAATGTCCAGTGCAAAGGTGGTAGATGATATGACGGGCTTCATCATCGTTCAGGCTTATTTTCATAATAACGAGATCGATGAAGTTCTGCGTGTCAATGGCAAGATAGCCGATGCGATTGTCAATGTTGACTTCATCAGCCATTGCTTTCAGGAGGAGGATGAGTCAGGAGCAATCTTGATTCTAAAAGACAATTCAGAGATTAAAACAAACAATACACTTGATGAGATTATTCAAAGGATTAGGAGGTCGACTGCGATCAATATTTTTGCTCAGTAACAGTAATAAGTCAACATACAACTTGGTTGAGGTATTTAAGAAAGGGCAGCACACCTACTACCGATTCCCTAAAGAAGTTAATATGCCATTGGAGAGGTTCGCAATGTCGATGAGCCTGATGGAAAGGTTGAGCAGTGGGTTAAGTGGATCAGAGATGGAGAAGATCCTCACTGAAATGGAAAAGGCTTTATCTGCTGGCTTGGCTAACCCTAAGACGGCAGCATTGATGGGAGCATACATTCACGTAATCAGAGAACGGCAGAATACAGTCATCCATCGGGATCTGTTGTTAAACATCGCAGCGACTTGGATCATCAGATCAGACGAGAATCCTGCCGAGATCAACCCCGACATCCATCAACAGAAACTAACCTTGTTTGAGGAATTGAGCAATGGAGGGGCGCACGATTTTTTTTACAATCTGGGTATCGAGCCGCTGATGCCCTTATTCAATATTTCAGCGGACGAATTTCAAACGCTCTGGGAGTACAACACGCAAGAAATTCGCAAACTACAAGAGGCGTTACGCCAGCTGAGTTCTCACCGCAAAGCCGGTCTAAGAGAACAGCCGACACCTTCAGAGAGCAAGTGATGTCATTGGCAGAGGGTTCAATATCGGATTTCAATGAGTTAATGAAATCGGATGTGTTAACTTATTTGCTTAAATTTGAGGCTCAAATAAAGGCTCAAAAAAATGGCAGCAGCAGAAGTTGAAATTATCTACAAGGCTCAAGCAGCTAGCCTAAAAGATACGGTTAACGAAGTCAATAAGGCGAATGATGCTGTTGTTGCATCCGCACAAGATAGTTCTAAGAAGGTAGCCGATGTTTATAAGACGGCAGGCAAGAGCATCGCAGCAGCATTCTCAGGCACAGAAGTTAAGAAAGCACTTGCCGACCAGAACAAAGCATTCGATGATCTAAACAAAAAGGGCGTACCATTAACAAGAGTATTGCGTGGATTGCGTAATGACCTCAACGCACTTGAAGAAGCAGGCAAGGGTGGTACTGAAGAATTTAAGAAGTTGATCCTTGAAGCAGCAAGACTTGAAGATCAGATCGGAGATACAAGGGCAAGGGTTAAAAATCTTGCATCAGACACATTCAAGTTCGATGCAGCAGTAGATGCCACACAAGGTCTTGCTGCTGGCTTTGAAATAGCACAAGGTGCATCTGCATTGTTTGGATCAGAGAGCGAGGATCTTCAAAAGATAATTGCCAAGACCACAGCCATCAGTGCGATTGCAAATGGTGTGCAGCAAGCAGCAGTATTGTTAAAAGAAGAAAGCACACTTAAGACTCTTATAGAAACCAAAGCACAAGCAGCCTACGCTTTAGTTGTTGGAAACTCAACGGGTGCGTTAAAAGCCTTTAGAATAGCATTAGCAGCTACGGGAGTTGGATTGTTGGTTATCGCAATCGGGGCATTGATAGCAAATTTCGATAAGTTGAAGGATGCAGTTCTTGGAACGAGTGATACAACCAGAGCATTGGATGCCACATTGGGTGATGTTAAGACTGCATTAGGTGGAGCGATTGAAGAAACAACTAAGGTCGGCACTGCATTTGAATTAGCACGTAAAGGTGTGATCTCTAAAGAGGAGGCACTACTTACTTACAACGAAACTCTTGGAGGTACATTTGGCAAGACTAACGATCTAAATGTTGCAGAGGCGAACTACATCAAGAAAAAAGATGCGTATATTGAAGCAACAGCAGCAAGGGCAAAAGCACAAGCATTGTTTGCACAAGCGGCAGTCTTATCAGCAGAAGCAGCAACGGCAAGTGAAGAGGATGTTCGAGGCATAGGTGATAGGGTGCTTGCATTTGCTACAAAGGCAACTGCAAGTTTTGTGGATCTGTATGCAAGCAGTGTTGTTGATTTAAGCCAAGAAGCAGAAAAACTTAACAATCAAAGAGCAAAAGATGCTCAGAGGGATGTTGAAATTCAAAAGAAATCACAGGCAGAAAAGCTTGTTAACTTAGGTAAAGCGGAATTTGAAAGGGCTGCAATAATCGAAGAAGGAGCAGGATTGTTAACTGAAGCCGAGCAAAAGCTTTTAGCTGACAGAGAGGCAAGACAAAAAGCAGCAGCCGACAAAGCCAAAGCAGCAGCCGAGAAAGCAGCACAAGATCAACTCAAAGCACGTGAGCAATTAATCGCATTAGAGAATGAAGCATTTGTCAGCCAGTTGGATGAGCAAAGTAAGATCCTTGAACAGAGCAACAATCAGATCCGAGCATTAGAACAAAAGTTCAGAGAGGCTAATTTCAAAAAAGGATCAGAAGAAGAAATCCAAGCACAGAAAGAATTAGACAAAGCAATTTTAACAATCAAGGAGCAAGCAGCAAAGCAGATTACAGCGATTGAAATATCAGAACTTGAAAAGAGCCTACAAAAGCAATTAGAGGCGAGCAAGGCAGGGGCAGATGCCACGCTTCAACAACAACTAACAGCATTACAAACACAGCAAACTCTTGAACTTGAAACAGCCGACAAACTTGGAAAGAGCAAGGTTGACATCGCTAACAAGTATGCGCCACAGATCGAAGCGATTAACAAGCAGATAGCAACATCACAACTCAATGCCGAGATCAATACCATCAAGACATTAGAGATTGAGCAGGGCAGTAGCTTAGACCGCAGAATTAGTTTGATTACACTTGAAGGTGAGGCACGTAAAAAGGCAGCAACGGATTCAATCAAAGATGAGAAGGAAAGAGCCAGTGCTATCGAGTTGATCAATGCAGAAACGGAAGCAGCCATTCGTGAGGAGCGTAAAAAGACAAGAGATCAAACTATTGACGATGCCTTTGAGATTGCAGACCAAACACTTGAAGTGTTAAACAGTTTGCTTGAATTCCAACAGCAAGCATCCGAGAATCGAATTGCTAACATTGAATTGGTGAGAGATGTTGAACTTGCTGCAATAAACAATACATCAGAAACTGAAAAACAAAAGGCAAGACAGAGGGAAGCATTAGAACTTAGAACAAGTCGAGCCATCACTGCTGAAAAGCAAAAGCAAGCCAAGAGAGATAAGGCGATAGCAATCTTTGAAGCAGCAATCAATACAGCATCATCAATCGTTAAGACTGGTGCTAATCTTGGTTATCCGCAAGCAATTCCATTCCAAGTTGCTGCTGCTATCATCGGAGGTATTCAGATCGCAGCAATCGCATCAAGACCAATTCCAAGATTCAAAAAGGGTGGTATGGTTGGAGGTCAAAGCCACGAGGCTGGAGGTACAATGATCGAAGCAGAGAAAGGCGAGTATGTGGTTAACCGATCATCAGTGGCTCGCCATCGGGATGCTCTTGATGCGATGAACAGATCATCAGCAGCATTCAAGAAGTATGTGGATGAGCGTTATGTTCGCCCTGCATTATTAGACTTTGCAAGTAAGAACAAAGGTGCAAACGTAACGGTGAACGCATCGCTTAACAGCAAGTCAATGGAGAAAGAGATCAAAGGGCTTCGCAAGGATCTTAAAGGCAGATCAACAGTGGTGAACATTAACGGATCAGATCCTCGTTACCTATGGCAATAGAAATCAAATTTCTTTTAGATGGGCTTGATAGAGGTCAGCCATTGAACCCTGAGGACTTTGGCTTTGCCATTGCAGAAGATGATTCAATAGGAGCAAGGATAGTATCATTTAACAATGACCTATTCTTTGATGGCACTGCCTATCAGTATTTATTCAACAAGGTTGTTGATCGTAGCTTCTGCCAGTTGGTTAAGGTTCAAGTTCAATACTTATGTCAATCAACATGGGCAAGATTAGTCGATGGGTATATTGTAGTAACTGAATCGGTATTTGATTTAGATAGGTGCAATGTTAAGACCAAGCTATACGATGAATCATTCTCAACTAAGATCAACAACAACAAAGGCATTCCATTCTCTTTGAGTGGAACGGTTACCAAAAACCTTCAGCCAATCGTGCCTCCTGCGAGAAGATTGCTAACGATGTATAATCCTGCCTTGCCTGCAAGTTACTTTGATGCAGGGCGTGGCATTTCTGTTTATGATGCCTTTACTCACTTGGTAGGCTGCATGAGCGACAACCTCGTAGACTTTCAATCTGACTTGTTCTTTACAATGCCTGCCGACTTTGATACCATTTGCGTAACGAATGGGCGGTCAATAAGAACCAATCAGGATATTGAAACGGTTATCTCTTTTGAGCAACTGTATTCAAACCTTAAAGCCAAGTACAATTTGGGGATTGGATTTGTTAAGCAGGGAAACAACAGACCTGCGATCAGGATCGAGCCTATTGAATACTTCTACCAACTTAATCAATCAGCATCGCTGTTGGATCAGCCGAATATTGAATTTAGATTCGATACTCAAAAGATTTATGCAGCCGTTCAGTTCGGCAGCAATCCAGTTCTGGAAGCAAATGAATCAAGTTCTCAGAACGATCCACCTCAGACATTGACATTTATTCAAACGCCATTTAGAGGTTTCAGGAAGGAACGATTTGGCTTTACTGGCGAATGCAATACTTCAAACATCCTCAATGTTGAATCACCTGATATTATCTTCGACACCAATGTGATCGAGGATATTATTCGATTCGATGCTGATAGCTATGATCTGAACAACATAATAATTCAAGTTGATTATGTTGGAGGCATTACGCCTTTCTTTAGATCAAGGAAGTACGATCCTTATGGGATTGGTCAGAGCGTTTACAATGGAGGCTTTACAAATGATGAGGTATCGGCAAGATGGATAAACGGTTACCCTAATTCATTGTTTTCATTCTTAGAGCAGCCATTTAATCCAGTTGATACACTTTCTGATGCTTCTGCATTGTTATCACCAAACCTTAATTGGAAAATCATTTCAACGGCATACACTTCATTTCAACAATGGACTGGAGATTATTACGATTGGAATGTAATACTAACTCCGAATGTAAACTTTAACGGTAAAGAGTATATCGTTCAACAAGCGGGTATCTACAATGTGTTTCTTCGCTATGAGGTATTTATCATTGATAATAATTACTCAGGTTCGGCATCATTCAAAGCAATAGTTATCCAGTTTGATAACACAGATACTGAGGTTGCAAGGGTTGAATCAACAGTTGAAACTCCTGCACCTTTTGCAGTTGGAATTTTAACAGTTAGCACTCAGTTGGTTTGTAATGTTGGCGATATAATCAGAAGCGATGTAAGTGGAATCGTGCTTGATATTACCTACATACCCCAAGTCGATGTGTCTGTGTGGACAACAGACGAAACAATGAGATTCACCATTGAAGGTCAGCCGTTCAATCCTGAAGAGTTGCAAGCAGTTAATGTTGATGATATTAGATCTTTCCTTTATGAGTTCGAGCGACCACTATCAATGAATGAGATCACATCCATCATCAACCAAACATCATCACCGATTGAGTTAGGGCGCACAGAGGATTCATTGGCGGTAATCGATGGCTACATTAAAACGATGCAAGTAGATTCCGTTATCCGTCAAAACGCTAAATTTGTACTAAAGTCTAACGAGATCCTCCGATGAGTTACAACTCCATACCTAACCAACCTATTGTATTCAAGCCATCGGCAGAACTATCAAACGACTGCGGATGCGGAGCAGATGGCTTCAAGCAACTTGTCGATTTCGATGATGAGATATTCTTCCAGATCGAATCAACTCCCTGCAATGATTCAGGAACTTATGGCGGTGCTATCACTGTGAATGCTTGGACAGAAAGCGGATCTACCATAACATCAACGGCAGCAGATCCAACTGGCTTCTTTAGCCAGACCTTCTATCCGCAAGATATGTATGGCGTGATCAGAGTAGTGTTGCAAGTATCTGACATCATTGGATCATTGGTGGTCATAGTATCAGGAGCATCGAGCCAAACGATCACAGCAGCAGGAACGCACACTCTTTACTTTGACACTTCTCACCTACTGACCAACAGCAGCATTTCGGTAACAATATCTGGCAATACCTTCATCGGTAGCTTTGTATTTATTAGCTTGGTTGGTGTTCCGAATGGTGGCTTGTTCTTAGGAGTGGTAGATGCTGATGATGTCAATACGATTGTCGCAAGGATAGATCCAACCATAACTACCATCGATCAATATCTTACGGCAGGCTTCTCGATGGTTGATGTGGCACTATCAGCAGGCTGCTATCGTTTAGCGATTGCCGAGTATTGCACCAACTTATGCGGTCAATACTTCATCGCCAATCCTTACTTCAATGCCACAAGATCAGGAGTGCCGAGTTGGAGTTCAGTGCTTGGCACAGGAACAACGAATTGGGTGATCGATCCAAACTTAGCCAGCATCGAATTGGGCAGTGGCGAAAGTGCATACCTTGAATCAGTTACGGAAGTATGCGAGGGTGTTGAGTATTCTATTGAGATCACTGTGGATGCCATTAGCAACGCAAGGCTGCGTGTATCTGTTGACGGAACTACCTACGGCTCACCTATCACAACCGCAGGCGTTACAACCATTGTATTCACTCCAACATCATCGGGCAATGTTAGCTTGTTTGGATCTCAGATAGGAGGCACACCATCGCTGATTGAGATCAGCAAGGTAACCCTGCGAGCAATCTACACAACCGTTAACTATGACCGGTACAGCGATGTGATTGCAGTTGGCGAATATAGCGGATGTGATTACTTTAAGTTAGAAGGCTGCAACGGTGAGAATCAATTTGGCTTTGCTTTCTACGGATCATCATTCCTGCCATCGATCAGGTTGGAAGGTAGAAGGTATAAAGCACAGTATGATACCGATGCAGATCTATTCCGGTATGCTTCTGGAAGGTGGCACGCATCGTATGTTGATCGCAGGAAAAGACACACCTACTTCTTTGGCAGATTGCCTGAGTACGTGCTTGACTTCTTATCGATCTTGGTGTACTTCGATAACTTATACATCAACGGTGAAACGCACTTTCCTGCTGAGGCAGACTTCCCTGAGATCGAGTACAACGATGCCGATGATCTCGGAACTCTTAGCATTGATCTATACCGAAAGACGGGAATAGTTCGCAAGACTGTATGTGTTGGTGTGGATGCTGACTGCTTGCCATCGATCCTTAATTTAGATGAGCCATTCTTGCTTTACCAAGATGATAATCGAATCATTACGCAAGACCTCACCAACTTATTTCAAGAATAATTTTGTAAATTTGCAATCATCATCATAGACGTAGGACTTCTGATGCCATCCTATTGAATCGGCATTAACGAACAATAAAAAACTACAAAACTATGGGATGCGTATCATATTGCGATTCCTCATTGCTGGATCACAATCTTGTCAACTGTAACGATTACAAGTTAGGAGGAGTGTCAGCAATTTTGGTCGGAGCGTGTGGAACGGAATTAGTTGATCCTTCAGATAGCGTTGAAGTACAAGCCTTGATTGATGCTGGCACTGCCAAGCTAATTGAGGATATTCGCTTCGCTCTTCCTGCTGGCTCACCAGTTACCGTTGACTCGCCTATCGGCTGCGGAACACCAATCAGAATCAACGAGGATCGTACTGCCACGCTTTACGATGCTAACGTAACTGATGAGAATAACACCTTCTGGAATGATGTCAACAATAGACGAATCTCTTGGATCTTAGCATTCCTTTGCGATTCGGGAACTGTTGTTTATATCAACCCTAATGTTGGTATCACTTCATCGGCTAACTTCATTATCCCTGAGCAGAACAATGAACTGCAAAGATATGAGGTAACATTTTCGTGGAGAGATAAAAACATCCCTTCACAGTATCCTGCTCCTGCTGGAATCTTCGGATAATGACAGAGGCAACACAACCACAAAGCCAAAGCACTGCCTCGATTGGGGTGGTGCTTATGGCGTTTGGTAGACCTCAATATTATTGGGCAGCCTACAACATCGCCTATTCAATTAAGCGATTCAATAAAGATATTCAGATCTCCTGCTTGATCGAATCAAGAAAGGACGCAGACAAGTATTGCGGTGATCTTTACGAGGTGATTGATACCTTCATTGAAATTGATAAGGATCACTTATACACCAACAGGAAGTTAGATCCAGCAAAGGCGAAGGTGCATCTTTACGATTACCTTCCCTACGACAAGAATGTTTATCTTGATGTAGATGCTGTGGCATTAAAAGACATTCAGCCAATGATTGATGAGTTGGTAGCACTTGGCAAGCCTTACGCAAGCCATACGGTAGGCTATCACACCATCGATCAAGGGCGCAAGATTGACTCAATGCAGTGGGCTTATGCTGATGACATCTGGGCGCATTATAAGTTTGATGAATCAACAGTATTGCCAGCCATAAACAGTTCGGTTCAATACATTGAGAAGTCAGCTAAGGCATTAGCACTCTATAAGATTGCACAAGACTACCTAATCAATAACCCGATCCCATTGAACAAGCTACGAAGCAAGTGGGGAGGCGGTCAGCCTGATGAGTTGTATATGAATTGCGCACTGGCTAAGTTAGGTCTTGATCCAGCGGTTACTGATGTAGGACACAACGGCAGCGCAGAGATTGGTTATATTCACTTTGCAATGGTCAGAGGCTTATCCTTTGGAGATGTTACAAATCAATACTACTTCCAATCTTACTATGGCGGTAAGGGATTTACTCCAACCTTTTACATTGATTGGATGGATCGATTGCTAAAGTCTTGGATGAAGGACGAAGGCAAGCAACATAAATATTTCATTCACCGAATAACAGACAATAAATATGCAGACCCAAGAAGATAAGCCTAAGAAAGGCAGACCTAAAAAAGTTCAAGCAATCGAACCACAAGCAGCAGAACCACAGCCACAGAGGCACGGTTGGAATAGCGAAGTTGATGTAGCTGATTTCCTTGCTGCGTTAATCTCAATGACTGGAGCGAAAAGAGTATTAGAGATCGGAGTGTTTGAGGGCGAAACATCTATCAAGATGATTGAGGCAATGCCGAACGGCAGCTACTATGTTGGCAATGACATCACCAATCACAGAAAGCACGTGCTTAAAAAGGATGGCGTTGTAGTTGATCTATTGATGGGCAAGTCGATTAGCGTAATTAAACAATTTGAATCTGAGTTCTTTGATCTTATCTTCGTTGATGGAGATCATTCGTGGGCTAACATCCTACCAGAGTTCAAAGAAGTTGAGCGTATTATTTCAAAGACTGGCGTTATCGCTTACCACGATGCTATTCATATGAAAGATGTGGCAGAGTTGATGAAATACGCAAACCATTACAAGTACAATGTAATCACGCTAAACACAAGCGAGGGCAGAGGCTTGGCATTGGTTCAACGATAACATTACAATGAGCATAGAGGTTAACATAGCAGTTCAAATTAATCGCATCAGCGTGGCACAGAGACTTATTGATTCACTCAATAGGCAAACTGTCAAGCCTGATTTGATCACTGTAATATTGCAGGGATTCGATCATCTTTTTAAGAGTGCGATTGAGATCAACTATGTTCGCAACACCACCAACAAAGGGGCTGCTGAAAGAATTAAAAACTGCGGTGATCATATCAACCTAATAATTGATGATGACTTTATTGCCTCACCTAAATACATTGAAACTGCATTAGATGGGCTTTGCAGAAATCCTGATGCTATCGGCTCTTTTTGGGGATTCAAATACCTAAACAATCAAGACTATCGTAAGGGCTGGACAAGTTTAGAATCTTGGACAAAGTTTGACAAGGATATTAAATGCCATCGACTTGGTGTTGGCTTGTCAATTTGGAATGAGCAAGTGCTAAACCTTAGGCAGATGGAATTTGAGCGAGTTAATTACAATGATATGCAGATGGCTGTACACTGTGCAAAGAATGGCATTGATATGTTCTTGCTTGCACATCCTAATGACATCTGCAATCACATAGGAGATGCAAAGATCCAATCAAATGCACTGTGGAAGGATGAAGTAAATCATATGCTTTACCTCCAATCAAAACATCAACAACTAATTGAATTGATATGAAACCGAACTATTGCAGAACTAGGAGTTGTGGCTCTAACATAATCGACAAACCATCTACTAAAGCGGTAGCATAATGGCACTAAGCATCGAAGAAATTGATAAGATAGTCAACAAGTTTGTCTATCATCACAAGGGTTGGGAGATGGCGCAAGCACGATCACCTATCAACCCAATAACTAAAGAGCGTGTAGGTGTTACACAATACCCTGAATATTGGGATGGCTACAACTATGCTGCGAAGATGTATGACAGCATCCTTCCTCATACTCGCCCAGACATTTATCCAGCGCATCTGTTGAGCGTTCGTGCGCCAAACCAAACCGATGCACAGGCAGCATACATTAAAGCTAACTACAAGCCTACAACGCTGTCAGTGTTTGAAGATTTCAAGGCAACCATCAGCAGGGCATTCGCAGATCAGAATTGGTCGATCCGTTATTCTGAGGAAGTCAACCCAATCTTCGGCAATGACACCTTTGAGAAGTATGTCAATGAGGAGATCGAGAAGTTCGGCTCTTTGGAGATGCTGATCAAGACATTGATCCCAACATTGAAGTTGATCGATCCTAATGGAATCATTGCAATCGAGCCTACTGATGTTGAAACCTACGAAGATGATAATGGAGATGAGGTAATAAGCAATGACCTGATCAAGCCGATGCCAGAGTATTACAACTGCAAGAAGATTGTGGGGCAAAGATTCGGTGAATACTATCTTGTAATCACTGATGACCATAGCGAGGTTAAGGTAGGCAGCAAGAATGAGCGCAGTGGGATCGTGCTTGAACTTTACGACACGATGGCGATCTACAAGATCTATCAAGTAGGCAAGAAGTCGGATCTGCAATTCAGCGAGCCAGAACTTTACTACCAACATAATCTTGGCTATGTGCCTTGCCATAAGTTGGAGGGGATGCCTCAGTTGATCGGTAACGAGATTGCATTTCAATCGCCATTCATTACGGCAGTGCCATTACTTGATCAGGTGATCCTTGACGAATCATATCTGCAAATCAGCAAGGCAACATCAGCATTCCCTTTTATGGTTGCGCTCGGTGATATTTGCGAGTTTGTAGATAGGGAAGGTAACAAGTGCCAAGATGGGCAGATCTTTGATCCTATCAATGGAGGCTATCGCACTTGTGGCAGTTGCTCAGGATCGGGCGTTAAGTCAAGATTCTCACCAACTGGAATGCTACTGATCAAGCCTAAGACATCATTGAGCGATGGCGATAGTTCTTTGAGTGGAGAGTATTTGAAATTCGTTTCACCACCGATGGACACACTCAACTTCCTAAGATTAGAAATTGAGCATCAGATGGCGAAGTCGAGAAGGATCTTGCACCTACCATCATCAGATGAATCAGGAACGATTGGCGAGGCTTCTACTGCAACTGGATCATTAAACAAGCTAAGATCATTGTACGCTTTCATTAAGCCTGTATCAGATCAGCTATTCAACCTTTATGAGTTTATGCTTGTAACGATTGGCAAGATGCGCTACGGTCAGGAGTTCGGAGGTGTTAACCTTGTCTATCCAACATCATTCGACATCAGCACGCCATCAGATTACTTGGCTGTCATCAGCGAAGGAGTTAAGGCAGGAGTGCCACCATCTATCACGTTCTCTAATGTTTACAATTACATCAGAGCCATCCATTACACTGACGAAGAAACCTCTGCCGTTTATGACTTGATCATCAATGCAGATGAGTTGCTACTAATGAGCAGCGCAGACATTGTGGCGAGGATTGCCAACGGTACTGTTGAGCGTTACCAAGATGTGATCCATCACTCAGCACCTCAACTGATAATGGAGTTGATCAGGAACTTTATTCCAACTGCTGAAGCAGAGCGATTCATTGACCTACCAATGAGCGAGCAAGTGGCAGCACTTAACAGGCTGGCATCTGATCGGGTGGCGGTTAAGTTAGATCCTATCCAACAAGCACAGCAAGACCTATTGAATGGCATCATTTGATGAACTTGTAAGGGCGAAGATTAAACTCTTTGAGCAAGTACCTGAGAGGCTTGCAACGGCAGCCGTTAAGACTCAGGCAGAGGCGTGGCGAAAGCTAAAGCCTCTGCTTGAAGATATGGATGTGGATGCCAATGGTAACATCGAGCAGTCAGAAGATAACATCAGGCGCATTGGTTTGATCTCGGACGAACTAAAAAAAGTTCTGGCAGGGGGTGAGTATCGCCAAGCCGTTAAGGACTTCTTAGATTCGATTGATAAGGGTGTGGTGCTGACTGATGATATTGCTCGCACTTTTGAATCATCCTTTGAACCAACAGAGGCGCAGAAGCAACTACTCCAGATCTCAAAACAGAACACCATCAACGCATTCTTTGGTAGTGGCTTAGATCAACGATTCACGCAGCCATTCCTTGAACAGCTAACTACAAACATCGCAGCACGTGCGCCACTAAGAGAGGCGGTCAACGCTTTGGAGGGATTGGTTGTAGGTACTGAAGCGAATGATGGCAGGCTACTGGCTAATATTAAAACAACAGCAACCACAGCGCAAGCGGTTGCGGATCGCAGCTACTCGGCAGCGGTTAACGCAGAACTTGGGATCGAGTGGTTTGAGTATTTAGGTGGCGAGATCGATACTACACGACCATTCTGTGAGCATCGTGAAGGTGGTATCTACCATCGGGGCGAGATTGAGGCGTGGGGCGATGGCAAGAATAGTGCAGGCATCAACGACATCAGAGATGGCAGTTGGGCAGGCAGGATCGATGGCACAGATAGCAAGTCAATCTTTACCTTTGTTGGTGGTTGGAATTGCAGACACTACTTGATCCCAATCCCTGATCGTAAAGTTCCCGAATCAGTCAAGGCAAGAGCAAGGGCTGAGGGCTTTATAGACTGATTGCAGAATCAAATATTTATTACCTTTGAGTGATGAAAATAATGATCACTGCCGAAGGTAAGATTATCAACGCATCGGATGTGTTGGCTGATCACCTGATTAAGAAAGGCGGCAGAGAATTAAAACTGCAAACAATTAAAACACCTAATTTATATGGCAATGAAACCAGAGGAGGCGATGGAATTAGTGAACTTCCTAAACCTAAGCGAAGCAGAAAGCCTCGAAGAAGCGAAGGATAAATTCCAAGACCAATGGGTTAACTCAAAGGAATTGAATGATAAGATCGGCAAGATCAACGGCACTATCCATCAGGTTGCTAAAAGAGCATTCGAGCCTTTCGGAGTTACACTCACTGAAGAAGATTTCAAGGATAAGAAAGCACAGGATGTGATCCGCTTGGCAGCAGATCGGGCGAGAGAGAACTATGAGAAGCAGCAAGAGGAGTGGCAGCAACGGGCATCAAAGGAAGGATCTGATGAGTTGGTGAAGGAATGGGAAAAGAAGCACAAGCAACTTGAAAAGAAGTTAACCGATGTTGACAATGCCAGACAAGAGGCGATGGCGCAGTTCGAGCAATTCAAACTAAAGACGGCAGAAGATAACAAGCAGAGCAAGATCAATATGACTTTTGAGCGTGAGTTATCTGCCATCAAACTTGATCCTACTGTTAATGAATTTACGATTAAAGGATTCAAGGCGAGCATCGGGGAGAAGTATGCCATCGACTTAGAGGATGATGGTAGCTTTATCGTTAAAGACAAGGCAAGTGGTGAGAGATTGAAAAGCAAGGACAAGGCAGGATCATTCCTTAACTTATCTGATGTTTTAATTCAGGAGGCATCAGCAGCAGGGATAGTTATGAAGAACCCAACAGCAGGGCAGCGAATGACCAAGCAAGGCGCATTCGTGCCAAGTCTTGAAAGTTCTGACAACAAGAAGATGAAAGGCATCAACCCACGATTCTTTACAAAATAGTTATGCCACTATACGAAGGTTTCAATGTTACTGCTTCTGACCGAGAGGGCAAGAAGTATAAGGCTGTTGCCGAAGATGGCACAGAGATTCACTTCGGGGCTTCCGGCTATCGAATCAATCCCGGCACTGATGCTGGCAATAATTACTGCGCTCGATCATCGGGCATTCCTTCGCCTCGTGGATCTGCTAATTGGTGGGCGAGGCAGCTATGGAGTTGCGAGGGCAAAAGATCAGTAAGCGACAAGCCATTTTTTGGCAAGATAGATTTACCATAATACAATCAACCAATAACTGAGAGCCTGCACTAATTGTGTGGGCTTTTTTGTTTTGTAAAAGATTCACTATCTTTGCGGTACTATGATGATGTAGTGTAGCCACAACTTAACGGGGCAAAGTAGGCGCAGCCATCAGCCTGACAATCGGTGGTAATTCTACAAACTACATCACTATGTCAATTTCACGTATTCTTTCGGAATGCCCTAATGTTCAGATGTCCTTATCTGAACTATTTATCGAGGTAGGTCAGCGTGAGCAACTTCCTTTCTTGGAGTTCTTGCTTTCACCTGAAAACTCAAAACTAATCCGCACAGAAGTATCTTCTGGAAACGGTAAATTAAAAACAGTTCAAGCACGTTGGATTCAGCGTTTGCCTGAAACAGAAGTAGAGGAGGGTGCTGACATCCTTACTTGTACATCGACCAATACTTACGGTGATTCAACAACTACTTACACAGTAGATACTGATGATACCTACACAGCATCTCAAGTTATCAATGCTGCTGACATCGCTCGCCATTGCCAAGAGAATAGCCGTTATGTTCTTGAGTCAATTATGCGATTGATGGATGTTATTGATCGCAAGGTGGCTTCTGTTGCTGCGGTTCAAGCGGTTGCTAATATTGGTAATTGGGGAACTGAAGTAGAAGGTTTCTACACTGTAACTTCTGATTGCTTGGTGATTTCAACAATGGCTGGAACTAACGAGCCTAACGCTTTCGCTATCGCTGACATTCAGCAAGCAACAAGAATGGCGAACTATCCTGCTGCTCCGATTGCTTTCGGTGGTGCTGCAATGCAGCGTTATGCTAATGCAATGGCTGCTGGCTGCTGCACTCAGTATGGCATTGACTTGTTGGCTATCACACAGCAAAACGGTTTTGGATTCGCTTACGATTCTCGTTTGGCTGCTGCACAAGGAAGCCAAAGCAAAGCATTGGTAACAACTGCTGGAGCGATCCAATGGTTGTCATTCAATCTTGCTGAGTGGAATGCAGGAATCACTCCTGCTGCTGGTGCTAACTACACCAAGACTCAGGTATTCACTCCTGCTGGTGTGCCAGTTGACTTGACGATGAAGGATGACTGCGGTAGCTTGTCGATTGTATTAACCACAACAGGCAAGATCGTAACTCTTCCAACTGACATCTACGAAGCATCTGATAAGTATGCTGGTGTGAACTACGTAAACTGCGTGTCGATTGTAAACCCGTAATCGGGTTAGCAGACTTGATCACTCAGAATGATCTTGAACTGTTAACCCAAGACGGAATTGATAATCTGATAACCGAATAAGAGGGGGGCTTAGTGCCTCCCTTTTTTTATCTTTGTAAAAAAAATAACCATCAAATGTGCATTGAATCGCTACTTGGGTTAAGAGATTGCAATCAGGTTGAACCATCAACGGGGCTTTACATCGATGATCTCGGAATCAACACCACATTTTTAGGTCAGTTAATCACTGACCAATATCTTCAAGGATCGGAACTGTTTGTGGATAAACGAGCATTCGCTTGGCGCAAACTTTCATCAGATGTATTGTCAAGACTTTCGCCAATGATGAAGTCGGACACTGTCATTGAAGGCAAGCGAGTTGGTCAGTTGGTGAGTGATTATGCCAATGTGCAGGCAGCAGCAGGAGCAGGACGATATACGGGGATCAGATTAAAGATCGATCCACAGTCATTGTCTTTCTTAAATTTCTACTTGGCAGACATTAACTTGGCGATTGCTTCGAGCAATGTCAACGTGCCGATCCTTATCTTCGATATGTCAACGCTGAAGTTGATTGAAACCTTCACCTATTCAACGGGATCACTTGATCAATTTCTTGGCAAGACATTCAGCAGCGCAAGGCGAAAACTTGATATTGCAATCGTTTATGAATCGACAATGCAGTCAGCCAAGATGATCACTAAGAAAGGTCATTGCTTCGATTGTGGTGGTGGTTTAAGAGAGGCGCACATTTGCCCGTTTGTGGATGCTATTGGAATCGATCTAACTACCGATGGAACGAATGTGCTATCAACAATCACAACCAAGTACACCGCAGGAATGAGTGTTAACTATTCAGTTAACTGTGATCGTCAAGGATGGCTGTGTTCAATCGGTGGGCTGATGGCTTTGCCTTTGGCTTATGCCACTGCCGTTGAGATCTACAACTATGCTCTCACTACATCACCGAATCAGCGAGTTAATACAGTTGTAACGGTTAACAGAGGGCAAGGTGCTTCATCTACTGCTAATGCAGTTGAGGGCATTGTGGCGGCTCGGGATATTGCAGCAAGCAGATACAACGATGAGTTAGGGGCGATGCTGCAAAATATGCGGATGCCTGATGATAGCCATTGCTGGGATTGTAAGAGGAATATGAAATATGTAACTGCCCTACCGTAATGGCATCGACTCCAGAACAAGTACAACAGAGCCTCAATGTTTTATTGGAGGGGTGGACATCCAAGTTCACTGCTTTGTACGTTCCTGTCAGGGAGTTAAAGAGATTAATGTTTAAGCGGATCTTTGGCACAGGATCATCGGGTGGCACAAATAGCGAAGGGCAGAAATTGCCGACAAAGCCATACAGCACAACTCCGATCTACGTAAGTCCAAGATCACTAAGAAACGCACCATCTAAATTTAAGAAAGGCAAGAATGGAGATCCGATTGAATCATTATACTTTCCTAATGGCTATGCTCAGATCAAATCTGAAACATCAGCCAAGCTACCATTGGAACTAACGGGCAGATTGAAAGGTGGATTCTTGAACGAGGAAGTTATCACCGAAGGATTGGAGGCTGCCATTGCTTTGCCTGCATCAGAATCGGGAAAGGTAGATGGGCTTGAAGCGAAGTATGGGATCATCTTCCAGCCTACGACTTTTGAGCAAGAGGCAATGTTAGAAGAACACGCCATCTTAATTGCAGAAGAAATCACAAACGCACTAAACAAACAATGAATCTACTCTCCACAATTATCGAACGGCTGAATCAACGAGTTGAGGCTGGCAATATCTTCGATCAGATCTACGGGCTTTGTGAATTGTCTGCTGATGGTAACGACAAAGCGTGGATTCACTACATCGGAAATGGGCAGGCTATTCCCGTTACCAACTTCGATGCGAAGCAAGGCACAATCTTCTGGGCGAAGCGTGGCAAAATAAGCGTTTCTAAGAACGAATCTCTAAAGTTGGCAGGGTGTAAGTGGCTTTATGAAACTAAGTTCACTCTGAGTGCTTATGCGGTGGTTAGAAAGGATCATCTGCCTTGTGATTCTGCCGATGCTCAGGATTGGATTGCATCAAGAGTTCTGCGCTTGGTGTCAGGATCAGATCCACAATTCAAGACAGCCATCGGAGTTGTTGCTTATGAAGTTGTGCCGAACGGATATGTTAACGAGATCAAGAGCCTAACTGCGAATTATGAGTGGGCTTGTGTGAGCATTGATATTGATGTTAACGTGCTGACTTCTTCTGAAGATGGCTGCTACGATACTTGTGCTACGGGCGATATTCCGCTGCCTGACTTCTTGCCTTGCAATCCTTGCTTGACTGAGGTTGCTGTGGATGGCATTACCATTATCGGAAACGGTACAGCAGGAGATCCATTGATCGCCATTGGTGGCGGTGGTGGTGGTGGTGCTTTGATTGCCTTACCATTTACCACAGATCACTTGGCTGCTACGGGTAACGCTTATGCGGTAGGTAACATCGTTTGGTATAATGGCAATGTGTACCGCTGCATCGCTGCCAATGATTCGATCCTTCCAACTAATGCAACGTATTGGGTTAATTTAGGTGCAGGCTTTCCGACTGTGCAACAGCCATCAGATTGGAACTCATCAAGTGGCAACAATCAGATCTTGAATAAGCCAACCATTCCAGCAGCACAAGTAAACTCTGATTGGAATGCTGTAAGTGGAGTGGCTGAGATCCTGAATAAACCAACGATCCCCGTTTTACCTTCTACTATTGTTGAATCAGTAACGGCAACAGCACCATTAACATCTTCGGGCGGTGGAAATCCTGATATTGCAATACCGCAAGCAACGGCATCGGCTGATGGATATTTAGATAGTGCTGATTGGTCAACTTTTAACGGCAAGTTCGATGTTCCAACGGGAACGAATACGGACTATCTTGATGGAACGGGCGCACCTCAACCATTCCCGACAATTCCAACGGGTACTGTTACATCGGTTGCGGCAACTGTGCCGAACCCGACAAATCCAGCCTTTAGCGTTAACGTACCTAACTCAACCACTACTCCAAGCGTTGACATAACAGCAAACGGAGTTGTAAGCCAGTACGTTCGAGGGGATGGCTCTTTGGCTAATTTTCCTTTGGGCGGTGGTGGTGGCGCATCGGTTAACTATTACCTCAACGGCTCAATAAGTCAAGGCACGATTGGAGGCAATGCTTACTTTCAAATGAGCCGCACTCCAGTGCTTGGAGGTGGTACGAACTTGACACGCACAAATGCGCAAGGCAATGGCTACATTGCGCAATTCATAACGGATGCAGGCGACCCAAATCTATTGGCAATCCCTTCAGGAAATTGGAACTTTGAAACCTACTTTAACGCATCAAGTGGCGGCGGCAATCCGAGCTTTTACATGGAGCTGTACAAGTACGATGGCGCAACCTTTACGTTAATCTCATCAGGGTCAACAAATCCAGAAGCGATTACAGGCGGCACGGTGGTCGATTTGTATGTTAGTGCGCTTGCAGTACCTTCGACAGTATTGGCTGCAACTGATAGGCTCGCAGTACGCATTTTCGTAACCACATCGGGGCGTAACATAACGCTGCATACTGAGGACAATAACCTTTGCCAAGTAATCACAACATTCACCACAGGGCTTAACGCATTGAACGGCTTAACAGCCCAAGTGCAAAACTTCGCAACGGGTACTACTGGCACGGACTTCGGCATTAGCTCGGCAAGCAGCACTCACACCTTTAACTTACCAACCGCATCAGCATCCAATAGAGGGGCTTTAAGTAGTGGGGATTGGTCAACATTCAATGGCAAGTTTAACACGCCATCAGGCACGACTTCTCAGTATGTGCGAGGCGATGGATCATTGGCTACCTTCCCATCCTTGCCATTGATCTACAAGGATGTAAACAATCAAACGGCAGTAACGGGCAACACCAATAATAACAAGGTGGTGAGTGTGTTGATCCCTGCCAATACGATAACAGTTGGTGCAATCGTAGAGATCAAGGCAAGGGTAGGCAAGACGGGCGGTGCAGGGATCACTACCTTGAGAGTGTATGCCAACACTGCCGATTCTATTGTAACTCCTGCACCTACTTTGATAATCACATCTGCTACTGCTTCAATCGGTCAAGTGTATAACGGGATGGATCGTTCTGCGATTGTCAAATCGGCAACGGTAACGCAAACTGCTCAGGCTAATGCTTCGATCCAAACGGATGCAAGTGTAGGTAATGCGACACTGACCAACTCCAATATCGATTGGACGGTTAATCAATATCTTATCTTCGCTATTCAGAACGGAGCGAACGGTGATTCAACTGTGCTATCTTACTATCAAATTGAAATCAAATGATCGACATAACTATTGATGCAAGTCAACTATCGTACACCTCATCAGTGATTGGTGAAGTAGCTACTAACTATAACCGCATTGAGATTGACTTTGTTGATGCTAAGTCGATGCACGTACCAACGGATCAGGGAGTATGGCTGATTAACTTGGAGCAATTTAGTTTTAATGGCAATCAATTTGATGATGCTATTGAGGCGATTACCTATCTTAATTCTTTGTAATTTTGTTAAAAACTAAAGCACTATGGCAGGCATTAAAGTTACCGATCTTCCCGTATTAGGCGCAGCAGCACCTGATGATGTGATATACATTGTTGAAACCTTAACTAACACCTCTAAGCAGATTGCTGTTGAGGATATTGTAGGCGGTATTCCCGACATCGAAAGTGGGCAATGGAATCCAACACCGACAAATGTAGGAGGCACTAACCCAACTGTTAGTATTCAAGGCGGTAACTATTCTCGTGTAGGCGGTGTGGTAACTTGCTCACTGTTTTTAGATGTTGATATGGATGCTGCTGAAAATAATGCTCAATTTGAATTGGACTTGCCTATTGCATCTGATTTTACTAATGTTAAGAATGCTTTTGGAATTATAGCTTATAGTGCTGTTGGAAATGCAGAGCTTGATGTTTGGGTTATTTCTGCTAACACTACAAGCAATAAAATTGTAATTGATGTTACTTCAGTAACCAATGCACATTCTTTCCAAAGCCTCTACGCCATTCTCCAATATGTAATCATCTAATGCGCTCAACATCCATCAACGGCTTGAAGATTATCAAGGCTTATGAGGGTTTGAGGCTATCGGCTTATCTCTGCCCAGCAAAGGTGGCAACGATTGGCTACGGCAGCACTCGCTATCCTGATGGGCGCAAGGTGTTGTTGGGTGAGAAGTTGGTTAATGAGGCAATGGCAACCCAACTGCTTCTTGATACTTTAGAGCCTTTTGAATCGGTTGTAAACAAGAACCTGCCAAACCTCAATCAATATCAATTCGATGCGTTGGTGAGCCTGTGCTACAATATTGGAGGCTCTGCATTTGGGCGATCAACATTGGTACGCAAGGCAAAGGTCAACCCGAATGATCCAAGCATTCTCGATGAGTTTATGCGGTGGAATAAAGCAGCAGGCAAAGTGCTGCAAGGGCTGACTACAAGAAGGGCAGCAGAGGCGAAGTTATACTTCACGCCTTGTAAAGTTTAGTCAGTTATTAGCGGAACTTCATCTGCTGCATTTCGTAAATTGAACTATGGCAGCAAGGATTACTAAGACTAAAAAGATATTCAACATCATCATCAAGCACTGGCGTTCAACCATCGGCTCGCTAATGATATTAGTATCAATTTACTTACTGATCTTTAAGGTCATTTCCACCGAAACAATGGCAGCGATAGTGGCTGCATTGATTGCAGCAGGGTATATTCCAAAAGCTAAGAGCGATGAATCAGCAGACAGTTAGAGATACAGTGTATAAGGTAACACACAGATCAATTAGCTTTGATACTTCGGTAACTACTGGATCAGTTGTTGATTCGGCTGTTGAGGTTGTTGCTGTTGTTGAAGTGCCAAAGATTGAGATGCCGATAGTTGAAAAACCTGAGTTAACTGCATTCGATTCTATCCAACCTTGTAACATATCATTGATCACCTCAGTTAAAGCAGAGCCGTTAACCTTTGTCGATGTAAGATCAAACCAAAAGAATGAGCCAATGCCTATGAATTTAGATATACCAATCAACGGTATCGTCCTTGCGTTTACGATGTTCATCACTGTGCAGTATCTTATTTCAAGTCAGGGAGCTTGGAAGTCTTTAGTGGATAATATCCGCAAGGAAATCGCATAGGTGATTCATTTGCCGTAAATTTGCAGTATGGCATCTCTGCACATTCTTGAATCTTCAATAGATTTATTCTACGTTATAGCCGATTCTGAAGGGTTGATACTGACAAGTAATGAACTTTTCAAAGAATATAGCAGCCATATCAAGCCAAAGAACATCCTCGACATTGCATCCAA